ATATTGTAGAAATTTCAAAGAATATATCTCAGTTAATGACAAACGAAACATACGAAACTATCTTTGAAATATCATATAAAAATAATTTTTACTCGAAAACTTTTTCAGACATGATCGTCATCCTAGGAGAAACGAACGAAGAATTCAAAGAATTTATATATAATAAATATGATGTGATTTATGGACTTTTTGAAAATGTTGTATATGTACCCGAAACAAATTATGACGAATTTTGTAATAATGTTAAAATAGTGGAAGAGAGGAAATCATTCTGTAGATTTTTTTCACACCTTTGTTTAAATGAATTTATAGAAATAACAAAAATAAATGATTTTATAGAATATTTGTTAAATAAAATAAAAATTTTTATAAATGAAGAAAATAGGAAAAACGAAGTTGACGAATTATTGGATATAATATATAATATATTTAGTATTTTAAAAATACCCAAAAATGGCTTTATCGAGGAATTGAGTTTATCTAACAAATATAAAAGTTTAACTAGCAAAAGTATTTACAAATGTATGGATATAATGGAATTATGAATTTTTAAGATTTGGTTGGAGGGAAAAGCTTTTTATAAAAAACGACAAACATTTGACTGTTCAAATCCGTGGCATTTGAATATCTTTTGTAAAGATCATATAGTAACAAAAATTCATCATTACAAACTATATTTTCAGAAGGGGTATTTCTATAATCTCTATTTCTACTTTCCCTTTCTGATGATGGGGTACTTTTTGTTGGTACTTTGAATTTAAAATAAAGTAGTTTCAATAAATATAATTGTAATAATTGATCACTCGTTGAATTAATAGTTGCCGAAACAAACGAGTAAATTCCGTCTAATCCGTCAATTTTAGGTAAACTCTTTAATGGAAGAGGAGAAGAAATGCCTGGAAACGATTCTAATAACTGAATTATTTTATCAATAATTGCCTTATTAGTTTCATATTGCTTTATATACCCAACATATTTTTCCAAAGCGTCTGTTAATATCTCTTTTAAATATTTTGCCTCATTTTCTGAATTCGGACCAACCCTTAAATTCTTCCCAAGAGCCGATAACGCGGAAGACACTGAACTCATTTTATAATATATTATTATAATATGGTTTCATCAAAAATAAATAAAAAAATTAAATATGAGGAATTTAAAAAAATAAACAAAAATGATCTAAATACGGAAAGTGATTTATATGAGATAACTATAAAAAATATTCCGGTTATTATAGCTATAGGAAGACAGAATAATATGTATATATCAGACGGCATAATATTCTTTCCCATTTACTTGATAAAATACAATATGAAGGCAATTCAAATAGGTGTTTTTGAAATAGCTGATTCAAAATACGAAGTTGAAGTATTTGAAGATCCATTATTTTATTCATTTGTTACGAAAGATTTTTTAGAAAAACTACGACTAAATCCGAATGATTTTCCTGTAGAAAAGGAAGAAGAAGAAAAGGAAGAAGAAGAAGAAAAGGAAGAAGAAGAAGAAAAGGAAGAAGAAGAAAAGGAAGAGGAAGGAGAGGAAGGAGAGGAAGGAGAGGAAGGAGAAAAGGAGAAAAAGGACGAGAATGTTGGGAAAGATATCGAAGAGGAAAATGTAAGAGAGGTTGAAATCCAGGATATAAGAAAACCATACTTTTCGCAATTTTCGCCAAGATTACTATCCCCTTTGAGAGAAGAAACAGAAGAAACGAGCAAAGAAATTCGAAAGGAAGATTTTGAAGAAAGCAATTGGCTACAAAAATTTTTACACAATAGAAATTATTCCCTAAAAGACAATGAAGGGGGCGGGGATTGTTTTTTTTATGCCATTCGCGATGCCTTTATGGGTTTAGGTCACGAAACATCTGTTTCAAAATTACGTGAAATATTAGTTGCCAATGCGACGGAAGAGAAATTTCATTATTATAAAGAATTATATGATGAATATTCAAAAACAGCAGCAGAATTAAAAGAAAAGGCGAAAAAATTAAAAATCAGTTACGAAGAAATTCAACAAAAATTAAAAGAAGAACGAGATAAAAACAATAAAGTTGCTTTACTTAAAAAAGGAAAAGAAATAAAAGAAGAGCGTAATTCGGTAGTAGGAGAATACGAGTCATTACAACTTCTTATCAGAGACGTAAAATTCATAAGCAATGTTCCTGATTTTAAACATTTTAAATCAAAGTTGAGAACATCTCATTATTTTGCCGATTCATGGTCGATTGGTATCATCGAAAAAGCATTAAATGTCAAATGTATTATATTATCAAGCGACCACTATGAAAATGGCGACATGGAAGCAGTTGTAAATTGCGCCGTTACAGATGTTTCACAATTAATAGATGATGTTGATATCGAAAACTTTTATGAACCAGATTACTACATTATTTTAGATCATACCGGCACGCATTATAAATTAATTACTTATAAAAACAGGCGTATTTTTACTTTTAAAGAACTCCCTTATGATTTGAGACGCATTATTGTGAATAAGTGTATGGAACGTAGAAATATTTTTAATTATATTCCGGAATTTATACAAATGAAAGGCGAAGGTGTCGCAAAAGGAATAGACGCAGATAAAATTCAACAATTATGCGACGCAAGATTATATGACCTCTTTGATGAAAACATTGAATTCATATATCATTCAAAATCTCGCGATGGAATGCCCGGGAAAGCCGACGGCGAAAGAATATCGCAATCCGAAATCAAGAATTTTTTAAAATTGAATAAAATTAAAAATTGGCGAAAAAAATTGGCAAATGATTGGGTGGAGCCATTCGAGTATGATAAACATAAATGGGCAAGTGTTTCCCATCTGTATGAAGCATCTAAATATAAATCAAATCTCAAAAAATATATACAATATTCTTTGGATTCAGGCAGTGATTTATCAAAAAGTATCGAATTACTAAAAAAACAACCAAAAACGTTAGTTGACGATAATTTTAAACTCATTAAAAACCAAATATTACAAGATGCTCTTTTGGCGAAATGGTCTCACCCTGATTTAAAATCCCTTTTGATGGAAACAAAAAAGGCAAAATTATCTGAATTTAAAAGAGGAGAAGAACCGGAAGTATCTTGTATTTTAATGGATGTAAGAGATAAATTGAGAAAAGAATGAGTATATTTATAATTAATAAATTGTAAATCAAGAATAAATGAACAAAATATGTTTTTATTCTAGTTTCCTATTTATTACAAATATCATATATAATTTCATAAATAAGCAGTATACATACGCCTTTTTATTTTGTTATTTATTGTTAACTTCTCTCGTCATTCATTATTATGAAGGTGGAATGATTCTAAATCTCATAGACAAATCTGCTATTCTAGGTGTTTTGATATTTTCCGTTTATAATTATGGAAATATAGTATACAAAAATTACCGAAAAATTAAAAAGTCTTTTCAAAGTACTACTCGTCGCGCATTTCGCAAACTCAAAAAAGACAAGAATATCAAAACCTTTTTGGAATATCCCAGGGCGCCCTCCCCAAAACCACAGAACCGGATCCTATTTAAAAACAAAAAGAAAACCGGGATTACTCTCTTCGTCCTCCTCTTTCTTCCTTTGGCCTTTTTGTTTGAAGTTTATTTGTTTTATTATGGATATATAAATTGTAAATATTGTTACGACGCAGACAAAACAACTTCTAGTATGTATCACTCTCTTTTACATCTTGTCGCAAGTATTAGTTTTAATTTATTAACTTATGTTTTAATATGAAACTGAACCATGAAAATATGGAAATGATCGAATTCTTCCATCGACTCCCCTTTGAAAGAAATATGGATGAAAAAACCAAAAATTGTTTTAGAGAAATTTATGACATTGTCAAAGAGGCACCTTCCTTTCGTTTTGCCAATAATCCACGAGATGGTATAGTTTTTACCTTAAACGGAATACTTCAGGGGATAGAAGAATCGGAATACTTGCCGAGGAAAATTGCCCGTTATGTCAATTCTCAAAAAAAGGAGCATTTACAATACAATGTTTTTCAGGATGGGAGACATATCTTTATCCACTTTATCGTTTTTAATAAATCATCGCGCAAAAAATATGATGAATATGCGAAACACATGCTTCGCGTATTATTTACGTTGAACCATTTTTCCCATAAAAAATGCGCAAAATCGAAGGAGTTTCATATTTATGTATACATGACTCCTTTTGTCAAGCTGCTCCCAGTGGATGAACATATTGGAGCAGATCATGTAAACACTGGTGTGAATAAAAAGGATTGGCGGTGTTCTGACCACGAAGAAGTGAATGAGATTGTTATTTTTCGCGAAGAAGATTGGTTCAAAGTGTTTATTCACGAATCAATTCATAGTTTTCGGTTGGATTTTACTGATACAGCAGCAAAAGAAATAAAAATGTTGTTCCCGGTTAAATCAGAAGTGAATCTTTTTGAAGCTTATACTGAATTTTGGGCAAAAATGTTGAATATGCTCTTTTGTTCTATTTTTTTAGAAAAGAAGAATCAATTTGATAAAGTCATGGAAATCATGAATCTATTAATCCGAGTTGATATTAAATATAGTTTGTTTCAAGTCGTTAAAGTGTTACATTTCATGGGACTCACCTATTCAGATTTGATCGATGGAAGAAATCTCGAGAGATATGCGGAAGACACAAATGTTCTGGCTTATTTTGTTTTAAATATGTGTTTGATGAATCATTATAATTTTTTTATTGAATGTTGTAAAAAAAATTCGCACAATGTTTTGAATTTCAACGAGAGTCGTCATTTAGTCGATTTTATCAAAACATGGTATAACGAAAAGACACTTTTAAATGACGTTGAAAAAATGGAACAAGTATTTGAACGCGTAAAAGATGCGAGATTGTTGAAAAATATGAAGATGACGCTTTTTGAATTAAAATAAATTGTTAATATATGAATAATTGGTTTCCCTTAGATAAACCACCCGAATATTATAAACCCAATCCATGTTATTATACTGTTTGCTATGAAGATTTATATTTTTTTTATATATTACTTGTCGAAGGCATATTCCCAATACCCATAGAAGATATTAATTACAAGTTATTTAGAAATATAACAGTACCTCTTGACAAATATTTTATGAATGGGGAAGTCGTATTAGAAGCAGGATGTAATTTTCTTGATGTAATAAGAAAGGCAGAAGTAATTTGCCATTGGATAAAATTTTTTGAAGGTGATATTAGACATATATTAGTTAATTCGACCATATTTGAATTTATATGGTTAACAATGCCAAGAGAAGGCCGTAGTAATATGTTATTTAATGCCGATAATAAGATATCCCAAATTGAAACTATAAAAAGATATGTTACAAAAATAATTACATGTCTTTTCTGTGAACCTCTGAATTATTGGAATAAATTATGTAGAGACACACAAGAATCCCTAGAATACTTAATAAAAAACGATGATAGTAATGATGAACTTTCTAATACAATTTTAACTAGATTAAAAAACTTAATCAACCCAAGGGACTTTTCAATAAGACATCAGGTTCATATTTTATGCCAACAACAGAGTTAGTTCAGACTGAATGTAAAGGTTTATTTGACGGAATTTCACTTACGGGTTTTTATTTTAATAAGAAATATTTTGATGATTATTATAAACCCGAAATGATAGACCGGTTCTCGGAAACTAGAATAAATGAAT